GTAGACAAAGATGTCCAGACAGTTAGCGCGTGCCGTTGGTGCATGGGCACTGGATACGATTGTGTCATTATAGGAGGTTTAAATGACAAAGTGGGATATTAATATTATGGGGCCGTCCGTGGTTAACATGCAGGAAGTGGCTCCAATTATTAACCGCCTCGAGCGTAAGATTGAGGTAATGAAGCTCGATCAGAAGGCGTCAGGCTCTTTAAGATACCACGACAGCAACGAAATGCTTTCTCTCGTCTCAATATTAAAAGAGAAGATGAATTTAAAATGGTAAAAATAAGAGCCAACGAATACGACTGGTACAAAGTATTGCCAGTTATGCGTAAATATGCAAAAGCAGAAAGCGAAGCAGCCGCTAGAAAGTGGGGCTTCGGGACAATGGACCGCGTAAAGGCAGGTCAAAAGAGCGGCGCTATAGGCGGCTCTCACAGTTGGAAGACGCGACCAATGACTGCGTATGCCAACAAGATAAAGTTGATGTTGGCTAAAGGTATCAGCGTCAGCGAAATTGCAACAATTTTAAATAAAACAGATGCCGCGATAAACTCTGCGATAAAGAGGCATGGCATTAAAAAGGAGGGAAAATAATGATTATTACATATTACACATTTATGATGCTAAGTTATTTCGTCGAGGGCGAACAGGTGACACATAACATCGTTTTCCCAAGTTATGACGCTTGTAGCTACAGCAAAGAGGCAATGTTTGACACGTTTGAGCCGCATTACGATACGGTAATCTTGCACTGTAAAGGCACTAATGTTATGTCTAAGGACATCATTAAGCCGAGGGTACGACCGGAGTATGGCAATTAAAGATCCTCAAAGGAGGAAAGAATACCAAAGGGAATACGGGAGGAAGTGGTATTTAAAAAACAGAGAAAGAGTCATTGCGAGTAATAAGAAAAACAAACGCAAGCGACATCTTAAGTGGTTGGAATACAAGTCTACTTTTAGTTGCAGTGAGTGCGGAATAAAGCACCCTGCACTAATAGACTTCCACCACAAAGACGGAGAAATTAAAGAAACTGAGGTAAGCACTTTTGTAAATCAGGGCCAGTATTCAAGAGCATATGAGGAAGTTAAGAAGTGTATACCTCTTTGCCCGAACTGCCACAGAGTGCATCACTGGAACGAAAGAAAGAAGAATGAACGAAATACCTAATTATTTTGAAATAGCAGAAAAAATTATTGATAGAGCCAAAAGAGGGTTGCCGCAGGATCGTTGGATGCGTGGCGATCACGAGATGGAAGCCTTCGTCAGAGCTTACATTGGCCTGATTGATGCGTGCGCTACAATGCACAAAGAAATGATTAAGCGTGGCGTTGAGTCGATGAGCATCGACCCTGATAACACCTAACTAAGCCATTGGTAGACTTTTTTAGTTTCTTTGTTCCGATGGTCGAGGCCAGTATAGCCACCGTTGACGCGCTTAGTGATTTTCTTAATTACCTGATCGTTTACGCCTTCGTCGGCAAGCTTAAACAAGCCGTTCTTATCGAAGAACCAAATTGCTGTATCGAAGGCGTATTCCTTCTCAACCAAGGATGGATCGTTTAAGATCTCCGGAATACGCATGTCATTGGCGAAGGCAGAGTAGTTATTTTTTCCGGTTAATTGCAGAAACCCTCGGCCTATAAATTTGGAGGCGTCGCCGGACCCTTCAACATTACCCATCCGACCCGAGTAAACTTTCTCAGCTAATTTCTTCGGATTGCGTGCGTATGGCTCTGCCTCCGTCGGACTGGGGAAGCGGCTTGGCCATACCTTCATCAGAGCTTCCACAGAGTAGCTTAAATTCTCCCGAACATAGCGAAAAGAACCGCTCTCGTGTATCACTTGGCCAATTAGGTGCGCTCCGCGCTCTGGTGTGAGCTCATAATGCTGCGCAATGGCTCTGGCAGTGTTAGGGCCAAACGAGCCATCAGGCTTTGCGCCACACTTCTCCTGTAGCAGTTTTAGCGCGTCGCTCATTTTTTCATTTCCAAGTATAAACGATATACATTTGCTGCCGTGTTAATTGTGACGGCGGTGAGTAGGCATAAAGCGATAGTAGTTGTCATTTTGTCAGTCCCTTCTGTTTTTCGTAAGTGCGTAATGTGCCGATGCCGAGCATACCGCCTAGAACTGGTAGCAGTGTTCCTATGTCAAACTCTGGCAGTGGCGGCGTCTCTAAACCGGCATACGACAATCCAAATATCAATACTGGCTGCAATACAAAGTGATATGCAAAAGCTATGGCACATGACCATCCCACGGCAGGGCGCCAACCGCCCTTGAAGATTGATCCAGAGGCCGCTTCGGCTTTGTTTATTTCTAACTGAGCCAACATAACCTCTTGGCCGTGTCGCTCCGCCATCGTGGCTATCTCGTGAGCCAGTAAAGCCTTTTGGTCTTTGTCCTCTATAACCTTATCGAGAACGCCGGCCACGGGGCCGATGAGCTTCTCTACTAAGTTAATCATGGAGCCATCCTATCTGTTTTTGCTTCTTTGCCTAGCCATAATGCAAACGAGGCGGAAAGACTAGAAACGACTATGCTTACAAAAGTTGTTTGCTGCGTTGTCGCTGTTACTCCTAAACTCATATACCAAAGGCACACTTTCCAAGTCAGTATAATCTGACAGAGAAAAGCTAGTCTAGGAAGGACTTTGAGTTGGTCTATTGCGCTTGCGGTTATCTGTACCACGGAGAAATCTCCTCGCTATATTTTTATACGTGGTTATTATAACGATTTTACCGTCATCGTCTATGACTATGTATTTCCCGTTAATCTCTATCAACCTCAAGGCAATGCACCGCCATATCGTTGTCGGTCACCATGACAGACGCTTTCTGGAGAGCAAGCTCGCACTGTTCCTGAGACCCATATGTCCCGACTTGGTAGTATTCAAATTTACCAGTTGAAGCAGTGAAGTGCATCCAGACGAGAAACCACATTTACCAACGCCCCTGCCACTTGCCTAATAGATAAAAACCAACAAATAAAATACCGCCACTGATTGCAAAAATTACGGCGCCAATGGCAAAGTTAATCATGGCGTCTATTTGCTCCTGCTTCCGATACAACTCATCCTTACGCCTTTTACGTTGCTGCGCCTCGATGGCCAAGACTTCCTTCCACGCGCTCGGTCCGTACATAAAACTGATTTCATTTTTTAAGGATTCTCGCATTTCCTTGAATTTACGCTCATTATTCCAAAGTAAGATCGCTGACTCCTCGTCGCTACCTCGGAATGTCTTTTTCCAGAAGGGAGGGTTCTCCTCACGCCGTTGGAGCTCTGTAAAATCTGAGAACGCTTTGCCCCACTGATTTAGTTGGCCGGCCATTTTTCCTAGATCCTCGCCGGCGGAAATAGCGCCCTTGAGTGCCTTAAAGCTGCCGGTGGCGAGAGCTACGCATCCACTAATTGTAACCGGATCCATCAGACATTCCTATACGTTGCACAGATCTGCCACGGGAGGTGGTAAATCACTTTATCAGTATACACATTTTCTAAGGGTTTATAAACACACACTTTAACGTCAACCGGCCCATATGGAGTAAGCATCAGCGCATACCCCACATAGACCAAAACCATAAGCATTATTTTCTCAGTGCTTGCTCTATAGTGTCTAGTTTGTTGAAAATTGCTTTTATGGTATCCTTCATCTCTTTCATCTCGCGGTCGGATGCAATCTTATTGGCCTCATGTTGCGCCTTCAGTACCTCGATGTCAGTGTGATGCTGATTCTGTCGATTGTATACGTAAATAAGCACGCCTGCTAATGGCAGAACGACCCAACGCATGACGCTATCAAACATATCCAAAGATAATTCCATAATTACTTTTACCACAATAATTTAATTACTCAAAGGGGGTTGTGTATGTGTTAACATTTTGTTAACGTATATATATAACGAATCAGGAGGAAGTTATGCAACAACACATAGAAAATTTAATTACAGCTATAAACGAAGATTACGCTAAGTATTCACGACGTTGGATAAAAGCAGGCGGAAACGAAGAAGTAATTGAAGCAGGTATTACCGCAAGAGCCAATGAGCTTGGCTATAAAGTCGGGAAAAAATATATTAAAATTACCGAAATGAACGGTGGCTCTGTATGGGGTTTTGTCGTTAACTCTGACGACGACCCAAAGTTCAAAAAAGGTGACATACTAAAGGCTGCGAGTTGGTCATCCCCTGCAAAGAACCAAGCGCGAGGTAACGTCATTGATGGGGATTTTTCATGGGTCAGATGGACAGGCCCAGAATATTTGAGGTAACAATACAAAGGGGCAACGAGTAATGTGTACTCGTTGCCCCTTTTGTATCATCGAGACTTGCTTTCTTTTTAACAACGAGTTAACACTAAGAAAAAACGGAGTTAACAAATGGAACTAAAACAAATCGGTCCAAGGTTACGCAAAGAAGTTTACGAATTTCTTTGCAAGGATTGTGAGAATTTAAGAATGAGCCAGTCCCAACTTATCGAGATGTTAATAATAAAATATGGAAGGGACAAAGGGCATGAGTTCAGCATTAACATTGGGGATTGATTGCGGCTACCGAACTGGCGGCGTCGCGCTAGTCGGAGACGACTGGCAGGAAGTTCACGACTTACCGGTGTACAGCGAAGGCGGCGTGGATGTCGTTGCGCTGATGGACATATTAACAAGCGCAGATGTAGACCACATTTACATCGAGCGACAACAGGCGATGCCAAAGCAGGGCGTCAGCTCTACGTTTAAACTTGGCTTCGGCTTCGGGCAGATCGTCACGACGGCGGCGTTAAGCCGAGCTCCGTATACGCTTGTGACACCAAACAACTGGAAGCGCAGCTTGAACCTGCCGAAAGATAAAGACGCAGCTCGACGGCTCGCGCAGCAATGGTTTCCGATGTTGGCGTCGGATCTGAAACGAAAGAAAGACGAGCACCGCGCCGAGGCGCTGCTCATTGCGCTCTACGGGAGGGGGAGAACGTGAGTATCAATAACACAATGTCAAATGCCGAGTACCACCTCAGTGACGCTCTGAGCGCGTCTGGCGCTAAGACAATTGCCATGAAATCACTGGCACACTTTAAGTACGGCGAGTATAAACACAATCACGCTTTTGATATGGGTACGTCTGTCCATACGCTAACGCTCGAGCCGCATCTCAAGAAGAGCGTCTGGTGTGGTCCCGAGACGCGACGAGGCAAGGAGTGGACAAGCTTAAAAGAGAAAGCCGATGCCGAAGGCGCAATATTGTTGACAGACGCAGACTACAAGCAGGCCGTGAAAATGGCCGAGGCAGTGCGAAGCAATCCGGCAGCCGCAGACTTGTTGTCAGGAGATCTGGCGGTTGAGGCAAGCGTCTTCGCGCATGACAGCATCTACGATGTAGACATACGATCACGCCCAGACGGGTGGCGTAAGGACATTGCGGCGCTGATCGACTTGAAGACGACAGTTGATCCGAGCCCAGAAGGCTTTGCCCGTCAGGTGGCCAACTTTGGCTACCACATACAAGATCAATTTTACCGACGTGTAATGACGTTGAACGGGGTCGAGATTGACCGGTTCATATTTATTGCGGTAGGTAAGGAGGCTCCCTACGCAGTGGGAGTATACGAACTCGACTGGCGCACGCTCGAAGAGGGCAACGCGGCGGTTAAGTACGCGCTAGAGCAATACGCGACGGCGCAAAAGAGCGGCGTATGGGGTTACGGTTACGGGGAGTTGCAAACTCTCCAGATACCGCCATATGCTTTTAAATTTTCGGCAAACTAGTCAAGGAGACACATATGCCAATTTCATTTGGATCTGCGGAGAGTACCGCATCATCAAACTTTATTCGCTCAAA